GTTTTTATAAACACCTTTAGGTGCTACAATTAAAGCACCATTAATTTTACCTTTATCATAAAGCATAGAAATATTATCTAATAATACTTTTGATTTACCGGTACCCATTTCCATAAAATAGGCAAAGACTTCTTTATTCCAGGACATTTCCAATGCTTTTAACTGATGAGCATAGGGCTTTGTTTTAAATTTATAATTTATCATTTTTATTTCTTCTTTCTATTGACATATATACAATAATGTCCTATATCTTGTCAAGAAAGTTATGAGTGAATATACAGATCTAAAAAAGAATAAAGAACCTATCGTTTATGTGCTACAAGAATTACCTGGTACAAGAATGGGCCGTCCTAAATTTAATATTATGGGTGCTCAAAAATACGGTAAGTTAAAAGTCTTACTAAGAGAAGACACACAAATTATTCTAAGTCCAGGTCCTATCATTTTTGAATTAAGACGTTTGTTAAAAGATTACAACTCAAACGATTATTTATTATTATCAGGAGATCCATCTGTAATTGGGATTGCTGTAGCAATTGTTTCTGATATAAATAATGGAAGATTTAATTTATTAAAATGGGACAGACAAGAAAAAGTATATTACCCATTAGAAATAAATCTATATGAAAGAGGAAAAATAAATGAGTGATATTAATTTTGAAAAAGACCAAGAAGAAGTTTTAGATAGAACTGAAAATATAAAATCTTTAGCTGATCAAGTAAAAAAGTTAAGAGATTTAGAAGATGAAGTTAAAGCTGAAGAACAAGCTTTAAAAGATAAAGAAAAAGAAATTGAAAGAATTTCAGGAGATGTTATTCCCACACTACTAAGTGAAATGGGTTTATCTTCTCTCAAACTAGCAGACGGATCTGCAGTTGATGTGAAACCGTATTATCACGCCAATATCTCGATCAAAAATCAAGAGGCGGCGTATAATTGGCTTCGTTCTAATGGCCTAGGTGATATTATTAAAAATAATATTACCGTTTCCTTTGGACGGAATGAAGATAACAAGGCGGCAGATTATGCTAACCTTGCGAGAGGTCAAGGGTTTGAACCGACACAAAAGTTGAAGGTTGAGCCCATGACTCTCAAAGCACTAGTCCGTGAGCGTATCGAAAATAGTAAAGATATGCCTATGGATATTTTTAATGTGTTCGTAGGAAACCGAACCAAAATAACAAGGAAACAATAAACATGAACAAAGAAACAAACATCACGAAACGTGAAAATGCAGGTGCGTTGTCTTCAAATATTTTTGAAGCTGATGCAGGTGCTGGCTCTCAGAATATATCGCAGGAAGATCTTGCGTTACCTTTTCTGAAAGTCTTAGGACAATTATCTCCAGAAATTAATAAACAACACGCTAAGTTTATTAGTGGAGCGGAACCTGGAATGATTGTAAATAGTGTAACAAAAGAAATTTATGATGGAAAAAAAGGTATAGAGGTTGTACCTGTCCATTATGAAAGACAGTATGTTGAATGGCAAGACAGAGGTGCCACTAGTACCGGTGCTCCTGTAGCAATTCATAAAGCAGATAGTGACATCATAAATACAACGACTCGCGACCAAAATTGGAAGGATAGGTTGCCTAACGGTAATTATCTGGAAAATACTGCGAATCACTTTGTGATTCTTTTAGGGGATACTCCGTCTACGGCATTAATATCTATGAGAGCTACTCAATTAAAAGTGAGTAAGACCTGGAACTCATTGATGCTGGGACTAAAACTAAAAGGTAAAAATGGTTTATTCACACCGCCAACATATAGCCACATTTATAATCTAAAAACTGTTCAGATGTCTAATGACAAAGGAACATGGTTTGGATGGGATGTATCTAAAGTTGGTCCAATTACAGACTCGGGTGTTTATCAAATTGCTAAAAACTTTGCGGAAAAAAACAATAAGGGTTTAGTAAAAGTTAAACACGGCGAAGAAGAAATTAAAAAAGCTTCATTAGATTTGTAAACTTCTCTTAAGGAAGTAAGGCCAGTGGAGACCTAGCGGCGAAGCTGGCCTTTAATAAAGATATGAATAAATTATGAGCATTGAATTTAATGAAAGTAAGCTTCCGGTTAATTATGAAGATTGGATAAATCTAGGTAGAGTTATAATACCTTGTATTAAAGGTATAACCATAGCTAAATGGAAAAGTCCTGAATTTAAAATTTCGAAAGAAGAGTGGAAAAATAAATACTCTCATTGTGAAATTGCTTTAAAACTAGATCAGGATATTGATTTTGATGTTGATAATGAACTTGTAAAAAGATTTATAGAAACTTATGTAAAACCTCCGTACAGTATATTTGGTCGAAATGGCAACCCTTCAAGTCATTATATCTGGAAGGGTAGTTTAGATTTTAAACAATTTATACTACCATCAGAATTAAAAAATTATTGTAAAAATTTACCACATGGAAATACACTTTGTGAAATAAGAACAGGAGTTCATTATACTATAGTTCCTGAATCACTACATAGTAAGGCTCCTGAAACTGTAAAGTGGGAAAAATTTTGTGGTTTTAAGGAATACTCAGGAGACTTAAACGCTGATTTAAGAAAAGTAGCTCTTTCCTCTGCATTATGTATTCTTTATGCGCCAGATGGTCAAAGAGACAGCTACTGTACTGCAATTGCTGGTGTACTACTAAAGCACACTAATTGGGAAGAAGATGAAATTAATACTTTTGTATATAATATTGCAGTAGCTTCAAATGATAGTGAAGCAGAAAAAAGAAATTCAAAAGGCTCTAGTGGTAAAAAAGCTAATAGAAAGCTGGGTATGCCAAAACTTGCTGAAATTATTGGTTGTTCCACAAGAACTATTGCAGAGTTATTTAGTTGGGTTGGAGTAGAATATGCAGCAGGAAGAGAAATTGCACAAGAATCAATTGGGGACATCATTGAGTATGGTTTTGATAGGTACGTAGTTAAGGTAAATGCTTTTGTTGATGGAGTATTAGACGAAAAGAAAATTACAGTGGATGGTCCAACACTCATGAATCAAAAAGCATTTTATGATGCAGTCATTACAAAAGCTTCAGTTTGGGTTCCTAGAATGAAACCTTCAGATTTTGAAACAATTATGAGAAAGAAATATGAAAACAGAACTCAATCAGAAGATCGTGACGAAGAAGCAGATGAAGATCTTGTCTTTATAAAATATTTTAGTCAGTACATCAAAAAAGAACAAGCTTTTTCAGATAAAACAAATTTACTTGTTTACAAACGCCCTCATTTCGATATGATAAGAAGTTCTTTAGAGTTTAATTTAAATTCTTTTGAAGATTTTTTAGTAGAAAGAAAAATTAATATTAAAAGAGTAGATCTCGTTATGAAAGTTCAAGATGTATTAAAAGCTAGTAAACACAGAGGAAAAGTCAATAATAAATCCTGTGTATCTTGGAGAATTGAAAATTATAAAGTAGAAAAAGATGATTTAGTCATTGATGGAGACTATGAAGAGGTCAAAGATTCAGAAAGGATAATAGATGGAACCTAGATTTGTCGTTGGACCTCCAGGGACAGGAAAAACACATACGTATATAGTTCATAATATTAAGGACCGTATTGAGGAAGGATATGATGCCTCTAGGATAGTTTTACTTTCTCATACAAACAAGGTGGCTGAGTTGCTTTTAAATGCAATACTAAAAATTAAAGAAATAAAAGAAGGAGAGTATGACGAAGAATTTTTTAGAGACCGCATATGTACTATTCATCACTTTTGTAAGAGTAAACTTCCAAAAGGTAGAGAAGTTATTGCTGACAATAATTGTCGTGAGCACATTCAGAATTTGAAGAGAATAAATACGCTGTTTCGTTATTCAAAACCAAACACCCTTAAGCAACATAGCTTCTTTAAATTTATCAAAGACGCGCATGGTAATGGAAGATCATTAAAAGAACATTGGGATCATCCTAATACAGATAAAGAAGAATACAGTCCTTACAAAATTTCCGACTTAGAAAAATTAGAAGATGTATACAAGACATACAAAGGCAGAGCTATATATGATTTTGCAGACATGATAGACAATTTTAATGATTTAAATGAAGAATGTGATATTGATGTTTTAATGGTCGATGAAGCACAAGACTCAAACGTGCCTCAAATGAAAGCGCTTAAGATAATGGCCAAAAACGTAAAAGAGGAACATTTTTATTTAATAGGTGATCCTGATCAGACAATTTTTGAATTTGCGGGATCAGACGCAGATTACTTTCACAAAGCTGCAGCAAATCCTTATCACGAATTAAAAAACGGACTTAGATGTGGAAGAGCTATTAATACTTTTTGTAAAAAAATAATTGCACCTGTTTGGAAACATTATGGCTATGAAAGAACATGGTTACCAGCCGTGTATAATAAAGAATATCACAAAATACCAGAGGGATGCAGAGAAGGAGATACTATAGAGGGCCATAAATACGATTTAACAGATCTTAAGCCATCTAAAAACTTAGATATTCTTTTAGATAAAATGAGAAATACTAAACAAACTTTTGTTTTTGCTTATAGAGGTTATCCTAGCAACGTCTATATAACTAAATTTTTAAAACATCATGGTTTTGAGTTTGCTCACGTAGGAAGTGATGGCCCTCATGTTTCTAAGAAAGAACTAAGATGCCACAAAGAATGGCCTGAATTTATACACGGAAAACCTGAAAGTTTAGATCAAATAAAACAATTTTGGAAATATCTTGGTCGAGAAGCCATAGTATGGGGAAAAGGAAGCTTCAAATTTGAAGGATGGATCAAACGAGACTATATTTATACTGAGTTAGTAGAAGCCAAACTTTTAAAACCTAACCTAAATAAGTCATTTGATCTTCTTATAACTGGACAAAAAGATCATGATGACAGAATGCTTTATATAAAAAATGTTTTAAGAAACGGATTTGATTTTAATGCAAAGATAAGAATAGAACACGGAAGTATTCACATAATAAAAGGAACTACATTTCATAATGTAGTTGGAGATCTGTCAATATACAGAAAAAAACCCGAATCTTTTTTTATTCAAAGAAGATTAAAATATACTATGTTTAGCAGAGGAGTATTTGATTGTTGGGTACTTAGAACATCCTCCGCTGATTCACGGGGATTGTTAGGAGATTATGGTCCTATTCCCGTTAAAAAATCATGGACACTAGATGAAGATTCTTTTTACAGAGAATGGAGACCTGATTGGAATGAAATTGAAAACCCCATAAATAATGACAGGAGAATAACATGAGTGCATACGATAAACAAATTGGAGGATCTCACTACAAGAAAATGAAGATTCAACCAAGCAAGTTTGTAATTGAGAACGAGTTGCTTTTTCCGGAAGGTAATGTTATTAAATATATCTGTAGACACAGATACAAAAACGGAAAGGAAGATTTAGAAAAAGCTGTACATTTTATTGAAATGATAATTGAAAGAGATTACCCAACAATACCAATGACAGAAGAAGAGGAATACCGCAACGCTGGTATTACTAAAGAAGAAGCAGAAAGAACTTACCCTCCAAAAAATTCTTGGGGAATGATTAAACCTCCAGAGACTTCAGGCAAAGACTGGGTTGATGGTTATAAAAAATGGAAGAAAGGTTGTCCTCATAATTAATGTGTGTTCCACCAAAGTTAATTGATCTTGATTTAGAAGGTATTGATACTGTTGCAGTCGATTTAGAGACTTACGATCCCGGTTTAAAAGATCAAGGGTCAGGGGCCATACGAGGCAAGGGCTTTGTGTGTGGCATCGCAATAGCTACTGGCAAAAACACTTATTATTTCCCTATTAGCCACGAACATACTGATTGTATTCCACGCGCAAAAGCATGGAAATATCTTAACGAAAAATTATTTCAAAATCCAAAAATAAAAAAAGTATTTCACAATGCAATGTATGATGTCTGCTGGATTCGTAAGGAATCAGGACTCATGCCTCAGGGGCCACTGCTCGATACAATGGTTGCTGCCTCAGTTATTGATGAAAACAGGATGAGGTATTCATTAGATTCTCTGAGTAATGATTATCTCAGCGGACAAGCTAAATATAAATGGGGCCTTACAGAAAAAACTTTGACCTATTCTCGAGGGACTATTAAAGACCCTATGACTAATATGCACAAATTAGATTATCCAACAGTAAAGGAATATGCAGAACAGGACGTTAATTTAACTTTAAAGTTATGGGAACATTTTGACAAAAAACTAGACAAAGTATTATATACAAAAATTAAGAAAGACGACAATAAAATTACAAAAGAACCTAAAAATTGTAGAGCAATATTTAAATTAGAGACAGAATTATTTCCTTGTCTTGTTGAAATGAGGTTTAGAGGAGTTCGAATTGATGTCGATGCAGCTAAAAAATTTGGAGAAAGGCTAAACAAAACAAAAACTCGTATAATTGATTACATTCAAAGAAGGACAAACGTTAGAATTGAAATTTGGGCAGCGTCTTCTATAAAAAAACTTTTAGATAAATTAAATATAAAAGACTATAAAACAACACCTAAATCTAAATTACCGCAACTTCCTAAAGATTATTTAAAAACTCATAAAAATCATTTTATAAGACTAATAGCTAAAGCCAGAGAGTTTGATAAAGCAGAAAACACTTTTATCGAAGGTCTTTTAAAGTTTGTTTACAAAGGAAGAATTCATGCTGACATTAATCAAATAAGAGGAGACAAAGGAGGAACTGTTACTGGACGGTTTTCAATGTCTAACCCTAACCTACAACAAATTCCGTCTAAAGGTTTTATGGGTAAAAAGATGAGATCACTATTTCTTCCAGAAGAAGGATGTTTTTGGGGATCGTTTGACTACTCACAACAAGAGCCAAGAATTGTTGTTCATTATGCTGTTAAATTAAATATGGCTGGCACAAAGGAATTAGTTAACTCTTATAAAGAAGACCCTAAGGCAGATTTTCACAAAATTGTAGCAGACATGGCCAAAATACCACGGCCCACGGCTAAAACAATTAACTTAGGCTTATTTTATGGAATGGGTAAAAACAAATTAGCTCAGCAGCTTAATCTTGATAGCAAAGAAGCAAATGCGTTATTTAAAAAGTATCATGAAAAAGTCCCTTTTGTAAAAGAATTATCTTCTGTCTTAGAAGACTTTGCTAGAGAGCATAAACTTTTATTTACATTAGGAGACAGATTTTGTCGTTTTGATAAATGGGAACCTATGGACAAGAGATGGGACTTTAAATCTAAAAAATTTGTAATTAGAGTAAAAGAGTCAAAAAAAGATAAAGAAGGAAATATTGAAAAAGACAAGGGTGGAAAAGAAAAGAAAATTGAAGTGAACAAGCCCGTCCCACTTCTTACTGAAGATGAAGCTAGAGTTAGATACTCAGGCAAAGAAGGTCTTGAAGCAAAATATGAGGAGGGTAAAAAAGGAGAAAAAGGTAAGTGGGTACCTGATCCCGATCAGGAATTTTTTGAGAAGCATTATCAACCTGCTTTTATATATAGAGCATTAAATAAATTAGTTCAGGGTAGTGCTGCGGACATGACTAAAAAAGCAATGGTATTATTATATAAAAAAGGTATACTACCTCACATTCAAATTCACGATGAATTATGTATTTCTATCAAAGATCAAAAGCAAGCTGACATCATTAAAGAAATTATGGAAGAAGCAATTGAACTTGTAATAGACAATAAAGTAGACTATGAATTTGGTCCCAATTGGGGTAACATAAAATAGGAGGAAACATGGATATAATAGATCAAGTAAATCACCTATGGACAGATCATAAAAAATTAGTAATTGCTGTTGTAGTTGTAATAAGTATTTTAATTATAATATAATAAGGTTATATGTTAAATGGCATATTTAAACGCGAACATACCTGTGACGTATGCACAGATCAGGAGGGAATACCTTTATGACCTTAAAAAACACCACGGAGAAGTGGAAGACTGTATTGTATTTGCAATGGCATCGATTACAGGGCGTCCCATATTGTTTCATGCAATTATGGAAAATGGTGCTGTCTTCTATCGTTTACCGATTAGTGCCTTCATCCAGCGAGGATTTGATGTCAAAGAAGTTCCTCGGCCTAGACTTGACGAGTTGGAGCTTTGGAATTGTTTTAGTTACTATCCTGCTGTTACTTCTTTCGATCTCTTAGACGGACAACACGGAAAATACATAGGAAAAGACAAAAAATGGCACTCAGGATCTTATCTTTTTACTGTTGACTGGGCCCACCCAGAGAGTAATATACTAGATACAGATCATTCTGAAATACCGCACGAACATAAGTGCGCTCATATACTTGCTTTGGATGATGGCAACTATGCGGCTCAGCCAAACAACAGAATATTATGGAGCATACCCTCTTTCACGGTGAAGGATGAAGTTCCTGATTATAAGGTACAAACAAGTGATTGGAATGTCGAAAATAGTAGTAGATGGCGTACTGAAGACACAGACAACTTCTTCTACGAAATTGAGGAGAAAAAAAATGATTAAAAAATGGATTATAAAGCCCTTAAAAAGATTTTGGGGTTTTTTAAATAAAAATGGCTAAGTGTAAAGATTGTTTGTGTGATTGTCACTGTAATGTTAGCGGACATTCAGACAATACTGGTGTATGTCCATGCGAAAAATGTAACTGTAATCCTCAAGGAGCTACAGTAAACAACGATGAGTGTCTCTCATGCCAATAGACGAAACAAAATGTTGTAAAGGACACACAAAGAAAAAAGAAGAATCTGGTGAATGTTGCCAGATTGGAGAACAACGAAAAGCGGAACAGGGTACCTATGAATATCATGTTAAACCAGGACCTGAACCAAAGGAGATAAATGAATAAATTATATTTAGTGCTTGCATTATTATTTGCATTAAGCGCCTGCTCGGTAGGCAAAAAATGTACCTATACACAAGATGGAACGAAACTCTCATCTTATGTATGGTTTTATAATGGTGACAAGCCAATTGATTTAGACAAAAACAACTGTACTTAGGGCATATGAAATATTTGTATACAATTTTAATCATGACGCTATTGGTGTGTTCAACAAGTGCCTATGCTGCAGAAACTCAAACGAATGTTTCGGGAAGTAACACGTCAATCGAAGGTGGGTATACTGGAGGAGCTACAACTTACCAAGATGGCAGTTCATCTAACTCAACAACTAATTCTACCAGTAATTCTAATATAAGATCAGCTCCACCAACAGCAGGAGCACCCTCTTATAATTCTATGACACAAGATGTCTGTGCTGTAGGAGCATCCGCGGGACTACAAACATTTGGAATTGGTGTATCGGGTGGTAAACATTTTATAGATAAAAATTGTGAACGATTAAAGCTAGCAAGAATACTTAATGACTTTGGTATGAAAGTAGCAGCAGTTGCTATACTCTGCCAAGATGAAAGAGTTTTTGAATCCATGATTCAAGCGGGTACCGTTTGCCCTATCGATGGTAAAATTGGAAAAGCTGCTATGGAATTATGGAAAAAGTATGATTTTGAAAGACCTGATTATAAATCATACATTAAACGAATGAAGAAAAGAGAAAAAGTAATAACTCCACCTGAACTTCACACTAGGTAAAATTAAATGGATTATTCCAAGTTAAAAATTAAAGCAATAGCAATTATTTTCTTTTGCTTTTATGCACTAGCTAGTTGTTTTTCTAGCAGCATTAATAAAGCATTTGCAGAAAACGATACTGCAACAACAACTAACATATTACCTAATGCAGGAACAACATCTTCAAGCAGAGATGCTTTTGATTTAGATGGTGTAAAAACAGGCTCAAACGTAGATCTTACAAATAATGGAACTCATAATGGTTTTACCATTACCTGTAGTACACAAGTTGGCAATGCATGTGGTCGAGCTTTATCGGGTGAACTAGAGGTATCTCATGATATGAAAGTATCAGCAAGTGATACCTTAATAGGAATTGATGGTACTGAAGCAGGCACAACGTACACTTCAACACAAAAAAAACTAGATGGTGGTATACAATTAAATAGTTATTTTAGTATACAAAACTGTGAAGATGGTAATAGTAGTCATAGCTGTGGTTACTCATCAGGAGCAGATGATTCATACAATTTACATGTAAAAATAAAAGATGCTGATGGTAACACATTAGCTCAAATGACAACAACTAGATTAGATGATGCAGGTTATAATGCAAACAGTGCAAAGTTTCATGATAATTTAGTTTGGAATGGAACGGGTGCAGCATCGTATGAATGGTACTGGGAAGGTTTTGATGGCTCTCAAAGTACCTCAACGCTTCGAGGACCAAACTTATTAGGCGCAGAACTATTATTAGATTTTCCAATTGATGATCATGAGCCACTAACACTAGAAGAAAGAACAGTTATCAACGAAGCCTTAAATACAACAGAACTTACCGAAAATGAAATCTATGACATTATATCGGGATTAGAATCTATGATTGAAGAAGAATTTTTTGCATCAGGTAATTTAGAAGAAGGCGCTAGATTAGAATTAAGTATAGAAGAAACAGGTTTAACATTTGAAATAGCATCTAAAGAAACAGGAGCCATTGTAATGGAAGCACCAATGGTACAAGAAAAATTTAGTAGTGTTATGGAAGCGATGCCAATTGAAACACTAAAAGAAAAAATGGTTGCAATGGTCCAGGAAGAAATGCCTTTTATGACAATGATGGAAGAAATATCTCCACCAGCAAAAATGGAATCACCCGTTGAAAAAATGAAGGAGGAAGTCAATGCAAAGACAGAAACGCCTAAGGAAACATTACCAATGGTATCTAAAAAAGAAACGATTTCACCAGCTAAAAAGGAAGAAACACAGAAAATTACCAAGGCCCCACCAAGTATGAAAACAGCAAAAGAAGAAAAACCAGTTGAAAAGAAACCTGC